CTCCAAGAGGTCCAGGTAGTTCTTCGCGGTGGCAATCTTACAGGCCATTATCCCAGCACCCCCCGCAAGGCGTTGCGATTGCGGCGAATCACGTTGACGATCACCTTTTCCCCGGCGGCGCTCTGCATGTAGTCCGCCGCGACGCTGGGATCGAGCACGTTGACGATCCGCGTGTGGTTTTCGACGGTGGGCGTGCCCTCGGCCGCCACCCCCAGCTTCCCATCGGGCCCGCGGCGCAGCGGCATCACCGCCTCCGGCCCCGCCTCGGCCATCAGCCCCGCGCCCTGCGCTATGGGAAACAGCACCGGCCGATCCACCACGCCCCCGGCCGCGAACGGCACCAGTTGGCCGTGGTGGAAGACGTTGCCTCGACCGCTGAGTAGGAGGCCGCTTAACAACCCCTGCGCCCCGCCGCTGATCCAGTCTGAGACACCTTGCAAGACGGTCTGGCGCATCACCAGGACCGCAATCTCCCGGCCCATCGCCCGCAGGGCCTCACTGAAGCTCTCGGCCCCCGTCACGGCCCGTTCAAAGGCATTGGCGAACGAGTCCCCGATGGACTCGGCCGTCCCGACCAGCCGCTCCTGGTCCCGCAGCAAGTCCAGCTTGCGCCCGTACTCGTCCAGGATACGGCTCGTCTCGGCGGACGCCGCCCCATAGGCCTTCTCGGCGGCCACCTGCAATTCCACCAGGTCCCGGCTGCGCTGGCGGCTCTCATTCAATCGCCCGATGATCTCCATCTCGGCGTCGATCGCCGCCATGAGCTTGCCCACCTGCTCCCGGGCCGCCAGGGCCTCGCCCGTCACCGCCGCTGTGGCCCGGGCGGTCTCCTGCCCGCCGAAGGCGGGTTCGGCAATGGGCAACGCCTCCCCCATCTCCATCCCCACGGTCTGTTTCCATTCCTCCATCATCCGCCGGCCGGCGTCCAGGTGCTGTCCGTACTGCTCGGTCCACCGGGCCACCACCTCCACCGGCGCTTCCCCCGTCACCGCCGCTACCTCATCCGCCATCTCCTGCACGGACGCGACCGCCTTGTCCCCGATCCGCGACAGTTCCCGGCCCAGCGTCTGGCCCGCCCGCTCGAGCGTCTCGGTGATCCGGTAGCCCTTATCGAGCTCCAACTCCGTGCCGTACAGCCGATTGATCGTCTCCAGGGCCGAGCGGACCATCTGATCCGTCCCCCCGGCCATGACCTGGGCGATCTGGTCCCGCAACTGAGCCGCGGACTTTTCCGCCATCGTGTACACCGGCGCCGGCTGGCCCATCCCCAGCATCTTCGGCTGCTCCGGTGCCAGTTCCCGCGTGCGCAGGCCCACGCCATACGTCGCCGCCAGGTCCCGGAGCTGGGCCTCACTGAGTCCCTCCAGCGACCGGGCCACGTCCCCGGCCCGTTTTTGCCGGCCCACCGCCTCCAGGCCGGGAATCCCCGAGGCGTAGAGAACCTCCAGGATCCCATCGGCCAGGACCCGGCCGATCACCTTCCACAACGCCAGCGACGCCCGAAACGCCGCCAGGATCGCCTCACCCACCAGCCCCGCCCCCGTCTGAAACACCTTCAGCAGCAGGCTCCCTCCTTGGCCGATCTCGAACGCCCTTTGCATCTGGGCCCCGATCTCGGCGGCCACATCCACCGCCGCCAGCATCGCCGCCCGTCCCCGCTCCAACTCCTGGCCAAACGCCCGGCCCGCCTCCGTCACGGACCCCTTCAGCGCCGCCGCTCCCTCCTTCAGGTCGCGCACCAGCAACCGGGCCTGATCCAGGAACCCCGCCGCGAACGCCGTCCGGATCCCACCCACCGCCGCCTTGAAGAGCGTCCACTCGTGGGTCAGCGTGTTGGTCATCTTGCGGTACGCCTCCATCGTCCGGCCGCCGGCCCGCAGCATGAAGTCCAGGTCGGCGGCGTTGCCCTCCACCTGCTTCAAGGCCGCGGCGAATCCCATGAACCCCCGGACGTTCGGCATGATCGCCGCCACCTGTTCGGGGCTGGCATCCGTGAGTTTTCGCAGAACCCCCAGCAGGCCCTCGGCCTGGAGCGTGGTCGAGCTCAGCTCGAACCCCAGCGCCCGGGCCGCCGCCCTCGCCTCGTCGGTCGGGCTCAGGAACGTCGTCAGGATCGCCCGCAATGCCGTGATCGCGATGTCCGTCTGGACGCCCGCCCGCGTCATCGTCGCCAGCGCCGCCCCCAATTCCTCCAGGCTCAACCCCGCCACCGCGGCGGCGGACGCCACCTTCCCGATGTTGGGCGCCAGCTCCGGGAACGTCGTCTTGCCCCGCTTGACGATCGCGAACAACAGATCCGACACGCGCCCCGCCTTGTCGGCACTGAGCTGGTAGGCGTTGAGGATCGTGGTGATCGCATCGGCCGCCGTCCCCGTATCCGTCAGCCCCGCCCGGGCCGCCACCGTCGCCACCTCCAGGACCTCCAGGGCCCGCGCCGTGTCGATACTCGCCGACAGGATATCGTACAGGCCCTTGCTCAGCGTGGCCGTGCTCTCCCCGTACCGGGCCTTGAGGTCCCGCAGCCCCGCCTCGTATTTGGGCAGCAGCCCCATGCTCGTCTCATCCAGCATGGTCGAGACCATCGCCATCTGCTGCTGGAACTGTGCCCCGGCCTTGAGGGACGCCGCCCCCAGCGCCAAGACCGACGCCTTGACCGTCACCAGGGCCCCGGTCACCAGCTTCAACGGCGCCAGGACCAGATCGGCCGAGCGTTTCACCGCGTTGAACGCGCCGGTCGCGCCGGCCTGCACCCCGGCCAGCGCGGCCTTGGCCCGCTGGGCCTCATGCACCAGCCTGCTGGCATCGATCGCCAGTCTCAGCGTCGCCATGTCATGTCCCCGAGGCCTGGTTCTTCTGCCGAGCCCAGGCCAGCCACCGCTGGTCCATCGCCCGGATCAATCGCAGCCACTCGGCCCGGTCCTCACTGTCCGTCACGCCCTGCAGCCGCAGGACCGCCTCGATCTCCGTCACCGGGATCGGATGGGCCGTCCATTCCACCACCCGGCCGGCGCCCAGGTCCACAAACGCCTGCCACACTTCGGCCAGGTCCTCATGCAGGATCGGCCGGTCATCCCAGCTCGGCGTCCGCTGCCCTTTGGCCGCCCGCCGCTCGGCGATCTCCTGCAGGGCGGTTATCCGCTGGCCCCAGTCCAGGTGCCACTGCAGGACCGCTAGGAGTTTTTTTCCGCGTCGTCCAAGAGCTCCTGACGGAACAATTCACTCTCCCCGGCCGTGTTCAAGACCCACGCGTAGAAGTCCTGTAACGTCGGGTCCCGAAACAACTCCAGGCATTTTTCGGGGCTGTACGGGATCGGCTCGCCCTCATCGTCCTGAAGGTTTCGCCACTCCACGACGATAAACCGCGCCACCGCCGGCTTGATGAGCTCCAGGACCCGCTCGCCCGCCTCGGCCGCTCCGGCCCGCAGTTCCCGCAGGTGAGGCCGCAACAGCCGCCGGCGGGCCGCCTTGAACCGGTCGCTATTCAATGACGCAATGCAGACCTCGATGCCCTCGGCAAACGGCACCCACGTCCCTTGCTCGGCCCGTTTGAGGTCCGTGCGGATCGCACTCAGCTTCGCCACATCACATCCTTTCCGTTGGATCGTCGTCCTGCGTTACGCCGCCGGGAACCGCGCGATCCGGATCGTCACATCCTCGGTCGCGTGCCGGAACGCCTGGAACGACAGATTTGCCAGGACATCCTGGTTCTGCGCCCCCGCCTGGCGGCTGCCGTCGGTAAACCGCACGTTCGGCAGGTCGATCACATACGCGTTGCCCGCCCCGTCCAGCAAGACCAGGCTCAACGAGGTCGCCGTGTAGTCGAGGTACTTGTCGAACAGCGTCGCGCTCTCGAAGTACGCCTCCAGCGTCCCGGTCACGCTCACCGTCCCCGTGCCCATGTCGAAGGCCCCGAGGTGGCCCAGCCTCTCGCGGGCCCGCAGGTTATTGGCCAGGTTCAGCCCGAGGCTCTGGGCGTTCACCACCACCCCGTTCTCCAGCAGCCCCACGATGTCGTCCACGCCGTTCATCACCTCGCCCGTCGCCGCCGCGTCGTAGCCCGTCCCGCCGCTGGCCGCCAAGGACTCCTCCCGCGACCCGATGAACCCCATCGACCCCGTGATCATGGCATTGAGAGCCGCATTGAGCGCCAGCGTGTCCACCATCATCCCGGTAAACAGGCTCAGCTCCCCCGACAGGTCGCTGAACGTCCGCTCGATGTTAAAGGAGGTCTTCGTCGTGCCATTGACGATCTGGCCGCCTTGCGTGATCGTGACGGTTTGGCCGGCCGCCTCATCCTCCAGCGTCCCGCCGGACACGACAATCTCCCCGGCCGCCACGGACACCAGCTTGAAAAAGCCGTTGTTCGCCAGCTTCGTGAACCCCGAGACCTTGATCCATTGGCCCACATCCAGGCTGCCGAAGCCGGCGCCCGAATCGGTGAACTTGTTCCCCGACGCCACCGCCGCGATCGTGACGACCGGCCCCACCGTCTCCGGACTGGACCAGTCCGCCGCCAGCAGCGCCGCCGCCAATAGATCATCGTACACCCCGTAGCTCATCTCATAATTGATCTGGCCCGAGGCGTGGATGCTCGTCCGCGCCACATCGGCGATCTGCCGGTCGCTGCGGATCTCCTGGGAGACCTGGATCCCCGTCTCCTGCTTGAGGGTTTCGCCCGTATGCCGGAGAGTTTGCAGGTTCGAGCCCGTGACCTGCTGGCCGAATGAGGTCTCCCCACGTAGGCGAGCTGCACCCGGTTGGTATCCGATACGCCCATGTCCATCGCCTTTCGTTAGATCAAAGATCCAAATAATTTTGCATTTTGATCTTTGATGTTTGATGTTTCATTACCCCAGATCGTCCGCCCAGAACGGACAGTGCACATTGATCTGCCAGGTGCTCTCCGTCCGTCCCACCCGCGCG